CGCTTCCGTAGCATCACAATCAGGAGGGCCGGCAAGATAGTCAAAAGTCTGTGTTGCCAGGTAGTTTAGCGCCTCAGACAAATTCGCAGCTTCATCATCCAGAACATAAACAATCACCTTTCTTGGCGGATTGACGTACCCTATGAACGCCTGATCAACGTATGCCTTATTTACAGCACCAAGTTCCGCAGGAATCTGTGTGCTGTTCGTCAAAACATGTGCGCCCTGAGCTGCCGCAGCAGCATCCTTCAATATAATGGCTACTACGCCTTTTGCAGAGCGCTTAACCGCTGATACTGCTTGAGATTTGAATTCAATATTGATATTTGGAAGTCCCAACTTTATTCCTCCTTCACGGTCGTATAGACCTTATTAATTAGTGGTGTATCATCTATAGCATCCGAGCGGTCATCATAGTATTCAAACTGCAAATCTATGTAGGCCTGATCAAAATTCCTGCCGCCGGAGCTTGCCCTTACTTTTACCGACCTATCGTCAACATTGATATAGCCATTCCTGAATATATCCAGCACTCCGTTTTGAAGGGTGAGCAGCTGGACAGTATCACTATGAGAGTAATCATCTGTCGTATCAAAGCATGTTATTGTAAAATAGTCAGTTTCCTGAATGGTTCTGCGGTTCACGGACTTTTGGTCAAAGGTAACAAGCTCAATAAGGAAGCACGGCCTCTCAAATTGCTTTGGGCATAGGTCAATATATACTGTATGGTCAGGATACTTTTCGACTAAAAGCCGGTTAATTTCATCCAGGATCTTTATGCTGTTTATTATTTTGACCTCCTCCCCTCTATACGGTCGGCCAGGTTCTCAGCAAACCGTTCCGCTATTTGAATGGCCTTTGCATCGACATTCTTTTGTGCATTTTGGTAGAAATGCCTGCCTTCAACAAACGGTGTGTTAATTCTGGGCTTATAATGCTTTGCTTTTCCACTTGGCTGCCTGATTTTGTGGCCGCTTTCAAGGTAGTTGGTTATGGCACCGGGGCTGTTGTCACCAGTACTGCCCTTAACAGCTCTTACGGCAGCATATCCACCGCCGCTGCCCACATGCTCCTCCTGCCAATTCCGGATCTTCCCCCGGTCGTCTTTAACGCCGGAAGCAACAATCTGTGCGTCCACTTCCTTTTTTGCCATGTCTGCCATCTCTTCATGCAGCTTTCTTCTGGCCTCAGGCACTTCATCCAGCAGAACATTTAAATCATTTGTAAGCTCTTCTAAGCCCTTCAAATTAATGCTTTGCATAATCACACATCCTTGGTCATGCTGATCTCGTATTCATTCTTGTACTCATCCAGGTTGTGAACAACCTGGACATTAAAGGTATCATTACCTATTTTCACGAGGTCCGCTGCCTGCAGCTCTATAGCTTTTGGTGTTACCAGTACATATGTTAGCTCGTTGACCGCCTGAGGCTTCTGCTGCTGATATCCCAAGTATTTTTCAACCAGACATGCCGGGAAAGTGGCTATTGTTTGCGGTTCCTCTGGAATAGGCCTGTTTAGTGAATTTTTACCTGATGTTTTTCTAGTAGCAATGCATGTAACAGGTTCAATCTGTGCGGCTGTTACCTCATAAAGCATGCGGTTGATTTCTTTGATGTCAGTTAAAAAGTAGTGCCTTCCCTGCCACCTAAGAGCCTGGTGAAGCGTCAATGCGCATTTTCTTATTGTAAATTTTGCTGTCTTGACTCCGATGCCGACCGTTGAAAACAGATTTGTCTTTTCAAGGCTTTCAGCCTTAGCCCATATTGTAGCCGCCACATCCCAGGTATAAATATTTCCGGCATTCCCCAAAGTTAAAATATATATCCTGCTGTTCAGTTCTCCTGCCCTCATACATCCACCCCCTAGGACGGCGGCACATACATGCAAGAATTCAGTAAATTATAGAAAGCCGTGGGGACATCCGTTGACTCCGGGTTGTCAATCCTGTGGCTTACATACAATTTAATTGCTGATTTTATCGCCTCAGGAATCTTTTGAGGGGCTGTGTAACCGGCTTTATATGTGAAAATCACGCTGTCGTATTTCTGAAGCGTAACTGCAGGCCAGGTCTTATCTTTCCTAAAGTACACCTTCCCGGATCTGCTGCTTACAACAAAATCATTAATGTCCATTGCCAATTCGGCGCCGTTTGTGTCTATGATCTTAACTGCATCAAGTACTTGTAACGGTATGCGGGGCACTTCAATTGGCATTGAGGGTAACGTATCAAAAGACAATTCCCATATCTGTTCCATCAGCACCCATTGGATATATTTTTCTGCTTCTTCCCTGCCGGACTTAATAAGTCCGGTGATTATGCCGTCTAAGCTATCATCAGAAATTCTCGCCCAATCTTTAGCTTCCTGAAGTGTCACCGGCTCCTGCGTCGGTGCCGCTACCAGTTTTATCCTGTAATCCACCTTTATCACCGCCTTTTGGCGCTTCTTCTATTAGCTTTACCCATCCCCGTGCAGCCCAGTTATATGCAATCTGCCATGGCAGCTCCTCTGTGCTGCCTTTTTTAAGTTGTTTCCCATCAAGGTTAAGCCCTGATATTAATATTTTTACCTTCTTCATCACCTGTGCCCCTTTCAAGGATTGTAAGGGGCCGATTAAGGCCCCATCATGCTTATATTGCAGTTACGTCAAGCTGTCCGTAAACAGCTGCGCCGCTGTCTATCAGCTTGACATCTTCCCTTTCTATAGCCCTTACTTCAGTATTATCTTTTCTGAAGGCTGTACCGCCTACATTGGTGGTGTCAATCTGGTATCCCTGACGCTCAAACATAGTTATGAGCTCAACCAGGTTGCCTATGATGCAAGGAGCCAGCCTGGTAGTTGTGCCGGTTGTTGCAAGTACCGTATTGGGCACCACAATTACAGGCTTTCCGAATATTATGCTGCTTGACGGTTCAGTTACATCGGGCTTAAGCAGCGGCCTGTTCTGGCCGTCAACCCAGGTGTCCATCAGTTGGAAGCCGTCCTGGTTTGTGAGGACTACAGAGCCTGCAGCAAGCATCGGGTCAAGAGTTACATTGAGGGCTTTCTTCATTGCTTTCCAGTCAGCAAAGGTTACTTTGCTGAGAGTAGCAGCCAAATCGAGTATGAGCTTGTTCCTTGTTACTACTGACTTCTTGCCTATCCATCTCTTCAGGAAGTCCATGATGGCCTGATCTGTGTCCTTCAGGAGATCATTGGATACAGGCAGCCATCCGGCATATTTTTTAATAGCGTATGATATGTTTACAAGTTTGGGGTTTCCCATGTCAGCTATATCATCTACGCCTTCGTTTGCCAGATTCTCAAAAGGTGTCATTGTAGCAATCTGTTCAAAAACCCTGCTGCCGGAATTCGTGTTTACCGGAATGACGTTGATAAGTCTTTCAAGAGCCGGCAATAACCTTTTGTACTCATTGATTGATGTCTGGATATCCTGAGGTACTGCAAGGCCGCCATCTGCTGCCGAGCCTTCTGTCATTGCATTTCTTGCTTCAAGCAGGTTCCTATCCTCTGCTGACAATCTCTGCATCCTGAATGCCTTCATGAACGCAGCCTTGTACTGTGCTTCATCTTCCTTCTCGTCTTTTGCTTTCCCTTCCGGCTTCACCTCTCTGCCGCCGCTTGTTTCCAGGTCTTCAATGTCTGCCAAAAGCTCTATCTGCGCTTTCAGAGCCTTGGCTTCTTCGGCCTTAGCCTTAGCCTCGGTCATCTTGTTTTCTTCAGCCAGCTGCCTTGCTTCGTTTGTAACCTGTGCAAGCTGCTGCCTGAGTTCTCTTTCCTTCTTTGTCATGTCTCTTTTCCTCCATTTCATATACTTGTTATGTGATAAAAAAAAATGAACCTTACATAAGGTCCAATTCTAACAGTAACTTTTCTTTTTCATTACTGCTCTTAGGAGTTCCTTCTGGGGGCTTCGGTTTTTCCTTCAATGCTTCAGGCAGGTTCCTATAACCTTCAAAATAGTCAGAAACACATGCCGCAGCATTGTTCGCCTCACCAACCTCGATATTGAAATACTTGGCGGCTTCCTCGCCTGTCAGCCATGTCTCTTCGGCAACAAGCCGGCGGATTGTTTCAATGTCAATTCCTTCTTTGAGGTTTTCCTTGTAGACATTCATTATGCCTTCTTCAATCCTGTCCAGGTCATCAGCCATTTTTCTAAGCTCATCCGCATTTGCACCCCAGGTCCATGCCCAAGGTTTATGTATCATCATGAATGCGTTTGAAGGAATAATTACTCTGTCCCCTACCAGAGCTATTACCGACGATATGCTCCCTGCTACACCGTCAACATATACTGTTTTCTCAGCAGCATGTCTTTTCAGCTGGTTGTAAATAGCAAGTCCTGCAAACACAGATCCCCCGCCGGAGTTGATGTAAATATTCAACTTGTTTTTTCCTTCAATCTCCTTAAGGAAATTCTTTATATCGTCTGGACATACATCGGTATCATCCCACTTTGCCCATAAGGAGCTTACGATATCGCCGTATATGTACAGCTCGGCATAGTCCTCGGTTTGATTTTTTATTTCGAATTTACCCGTTACCTTCTCTTTGCCTGTCCTCTGGTCTTTGAACTTCAGCTCAAGAATCTTATTCACCCGCGCTGCCTCCTTTCTGCTCATACTGTTTGCCTGCCATTGTAATAGGAATCATACTGCCGTTGAAGTAGAGTTTGTCGCCGCCTTCCAGCGGAGGATCCTCTTCTTTTGCCCTGCATTCATTTGGAGTTTTGAATCCAAACTGTATGGCTTTTGCATAGGCATTATATCTTTTTTCAGTATCACCCCTTAGAATGCTGTCAACATTGAACTTCACATAATAGCCTGCCATTATTTCCGGGTCAAGGAATAGCTTATACCGCAGCTCATCCTCATACATTTTGAGGATTGCTTGCAGGGTATCTATGTAAAATTCTCTCTGCTGCTCTTCAATATTGGAAAACGTAGCTCTATCAAGGTCATTGATTTGATGGAGCTTTATACCGAAGGCGGCCGCAATCTGCCTTATTGTGAGTTTTGTATTCTCCAGGAACTGAGCATCAACCAGATTCATGCTTATTGGCTGGAATTGATAGCCTATAGGCAAAAGGCTAATTTTATGGGAGTTTTTAAGTCCGTTGCTCATTTCCTCGAACTTTTCCCGGAAAGTTTTCTGTGCTTCCGGGGTCAAAGTGCCCACATATTGCACAATACCCTTTGTTTGCATGCCGTTTTTAAAGAAATTATTGATGTATTGTTCCGCAGATTTGGCATTTTCCAGGCTATTTGACAGTATTTCTGTTATATCCAAGCCAGCTATACCGTCGGTTGTGAGCCCTTTAAAGTGCAATATTTCATCAGCCTGGAGCTTATACTGGTTCCCAGAATTATCTGTGTATACGTACCAGACTGAATTCTTACTGCTTATCAGTCCAATATCATCGACGTAAATTTTCATCTGTGAGCTGTTCAGAGGGTATATCCCTGTAATTTTACCGGCATTTTTCCCTCTTTCAGCAACATCAGGCCATGCAAATGCATTGCCTCTTATACTCCTTTGTGCTTCAATGCACTTCCAAAAGTCCGAAGGACTCATAAAAGGATTCGGCCTTACTGCGAGTAGTGAATATAGATAGTGGTCCGTGGCCTTTTTTATACCGTTGCTTTCCTGATAGATTTTCAAAGGTAATTTGCTCACCGTATCAGCGAGGAATTTTACACAGGAATAAAATGTTATCTCTTTCAGAGCCTTATTGCCTTTGATATTAACAGCATCCGGGTCAACCCCCAGCCACTCCAGCAATGTTTTAACATCGCTCAAATCCGTTTCGACCTTCTGTGCTTTAAAATCTCTTCTAAATATCACTTTTTCACCTCCTTAGAGGGTTTATCGCAAAATACACTCCGGCACCGAATAATACCACCCCCAAAGCATAGCAGCCTGCTATCCTGTTAATAAAAAAAGTAGTTCCGACTATTACGCCTAAACCACTTATAATCAAAATATCCTCGATGCATTTGCTAAGGAATTTAACTACGCTTTTCATCTAATCAACTCCAAATTTTATTCAAGAATTCTTCAGTTGCGTATTCTGATATATCAACTGCACTCTCACTAACCATTGCCCTTACATGAGATATTACCAGCGCTACGGCTGGGTCAATCCTATACTGTGCCTTTGATTTATCAAGCTTGATATTTTCTGCAGGATCCATTGTGACTATAGCGTTGTTCATTGCCCATGCCAGTACCGGATTATTGAAATGCAGCAGTTTTTTCTGAAGCACTAAAGACATAATATCCTTTGTCGGCTCCGATAATGTCCTATATCCCTGCCTTATTTCAACTGTTGTAAAACCTTCATTGGTTAAGTTTTGAGCCAGTTGAGTAGCATTCCAAGGGTCATAACAGATTTCCCGTATATCATAGTCATCTGACATTTGCATAATGTATGATTCTATGAATGAGTAGTCAACTACGTCTCCCGGAGTCTCGGTAATATACCCTTTTTTAATCCAGGTTCTGTACGACACCCCATCTTTCTTTTCCTTTTCAAGCACCCTGTTCTCTGGGATAAAACTGTGGGATATAACTGCGTAGCGGCCATCTTCAAACGGGAATTCAAAATTAACCGATGTCATGTCTGTTGTGGATGATAAGTCTATTCCAACATAGCATGATTTCCCTTTTAGATCTTCAATCTTGATATCATCATTTGCATCTATATGGCATGCCTTCCACCTCTCCATATCCATCCAGCGTATCTCCTGATTTACCCACATATTTAGGTGCTTGCAAAGGAAATTGTTCTGGGCTGCCGGTATCTGCTTTGCCCTTTCTGCTTTCATCCTCAAGTCTTCCAGTTTTACACTGACACCCAGATTAGGATTGGCCTTAATCCAGCACGATTCATCCCGCCAATCATCCTCATGATCTATTTGAGCAATATAGCAGAAGAACATATTATCTTCCGTATGCCCATTTAAGATGTTGCATCCATATTCGTATAATTCATAAGCGATACCATGATTATCAAAGCCGGCAGTTGTTATTCCGAATATAAGAGGCTGCTGCCTCGCCGCAGTACCATTGGCAATTATGTCATATATCTCTCTCGTTTTATGCGCATGAAGCTCATCAATTAGTCCCCCATGGATATTAAGACCATCAAGGGAATTTACATCGGATGACAGGGGCTCAAACTTGCTGTTTGTTCTAGGCATATTAATATTCCGCTGAAGCACTTCAAGATATTTTTTTATGGATGAGGATGCATTGACCATCCTCTTGGCTTCATCAAAAATAATCCTTGCCTGGTCTCTTTTGGTAGCAGCAGAGTAAACCTCAGCTCCCTGCTCTCCGTCTGCCATTGTAAGGTATACTCCTAGCCCTGCCAACATGGTAGATTTACCATTTTTCTTTGCGACCTGTACATAAGCTGTCCTATACATCCTCAAATCTGTTTTCTTGTGCTTCCATCCGAATATGCTGCCTACAATAAAGCATTGCCATAGTTCCAAAACTACCGGCTTCCCAGCCCATTCCCCTTTGGAGTGGCATAGAAACCCGAAGAAGTCCATTATACGTTCTGCGGCTTCAACGTCAAAATAAAATGGAAATGCTTTTGTTTTTGACTTCTTAAGCATTTCCATATGTCTTTCACAAGCGTTACGCACCAATTTGCCGGTTATTATCCTACCAGCCAGTACCTTTCTTGCGTATTCTGTTGTTCTATCCTTTACTCTATCCACTCTTCTTTCCGCCCTTCAGGAAGGTAAGCAACGGGTCTTCTTCAGTTTCCCTGGAATTGACACTCACCTTTGTTCTGGAGCTTGGTGTCATTCCAAATTCGCTTGCAAAATCCTTCATGAGTTTCATGGCATCATTTGCTATAGCAATCTCGGGTATAGGAAGCCTATTACCCTTTGGGCCTATGTAACTCAGCTTTCCATCATTATCTGAGGCATATGCTTTAATCTTTCGTGTTGCTTGGATCCAAATTGAATAGTTATGGCAATATGCAGCAAGTGTGTTATAGTCAACTTTGGCAAGAAGCCCAAGCAGGTGGAGCTCCGGTGCAATCCTCTTCCATTCCTTTTTAGCCTGTGTATCCAAAAAGTCCGGGGGCCCAGGAATAGTATTTTCTTGTTCAAAATGAGGTTCGTTTTGATTCAATTTTCGCTTACCAGGATTCCCGCGCAACTCTGCCAATTTTGTCGGCTGCGTTTTCGGCCCTCTGGCTCCCATGACTTTTCCCTCCTTTCAAAACTTGCGGACACACACAAACAACTTGCCGCGTGGTCTCCATTGAAAAGGTTGTAGAGATTATTGTACCCCCCTACCCTCCATCAACCTATGTCCCTTAACACTGTTGCAGTGTATGCATGCGCCCTGATGATTGTTCGGGTTCCAAAACCTTGGATCATCTGGCCCATCCGGTGGATCTATATGGTCAACGCAATTGGCAACTCTTGTACAACCAGGCAGCTGCAGTTTACACAATACATTCTCCGGCTGACTCAGAAACCATTTACTGTATCTTCTCCATCTACTGTCATAGCCTCTTTCATGCGCTGAACCTCTTTGCTTGTCATAATGTTTTTGAAGTTCCTTTTTATGTTCATCACAATACCCGTTTCGGGTTAGTTTATTGCAACCAGTTTTCAAACATGGTTTCAATGCTTTCTTCGGCATACTATCACCTAAACATCCTTTGTCTTAAGTATCTTCTTTAAGCCTTTCTTAAGCCTTGTATCCCAGGATGTGCGGCCTACATATCTTACTAGATACTCAACCAACTGTGCCAATTCCGGGTTTATTCCATTATGGTTTGTTTTATCCAGCACTATTGCTGTAATATCAGTGGTACAATATTTTCTTTCCATATACCTGCTATCTGTTTTAACCCGATATCCTGATGCATTCAAGTACTTAACCAGATTCACGGCTCCTCCCAACTCAATAAATTTCTTAAAAATAATCTGGTTTAGCGTATTTTCGGCTGAGTTTTTCAGTATCTCATTTTTAAGATTATTGAAAATATCCATTTCAAGTTGATTTTTATTTTTATCTATCATACAATCACCTAATATTTGGTAATTTTTATTAACATACTCTTTTATTGTGTTAAGTTTATAAGTTTTTGTATAAGCATTTATATTGCTTGCTTCTTGATGAGCGATTATATTTTTGTTTAACACTACTTCAATATGTTAATACTTTAAAATATTTTAAATTTTTCTATCGCTTTATCGGTATATTCCTGCTCAATTCCAATATATCTTAAAGTAATAACAGGGCTGGCATGATTAAGTATCTTTTGAAGTGTTACAACATCTTTTGTCTGCAAATAAAAATGGTACCCGAACGTCTTTCTCATTGTATGGGTACCAATATTCTCTATCTTAAATACCCTGGCAGCGTCTCTCAGGATCATATAAGCCCTTATTCTGCTGATGGCTTTATATGGGTTCTGTTCTGATGCAATGAGCATGTCATCAGGATCTTTATCCTTGCAGTACTCCTTCAATTCCTTTTTCAACACTGGGTTAATCTTGAATATTCTCTGCTTATCAGTCTTAATCTCTCTGATGTTGATGGTATCACGATTCTTGACATCAGATATCCTAAGCTTTAAAATATCGCTTATCCTAAGGCCCGAATAAATACCTGTAATGAACATGATATAATCACGCTCATTCTTATCCCTTAAGTAATTTGCTATTGACTTAACCAGTTCCGAGTCCCTAATCGGCTCTACATAATTCATGCCATCACCTTCTCAGACTTTCCTTAGCGCAGCTGCCGAATGGACAGTAAAATTTCATGCCTGTCCATGAGCCGAAATCGCATGTATTGCACTTATGCTTATTTATTTTTTCAAGCCTGCGCTCTTCCTTGGCCTTTTCTGCCTTCAAGGCGGCCTGCTTCAAGCTGCTCATACATATCACTCCAAAAGAAAATAGCCCGGATATTTCCGAGCTATCAGATTATTTTTCTCAATATCATAATAAATTTATTTTTCAATATTGTCAGTAGGTAAAAAGTAGGTTTTATTTTTTGCCGAAATCTCTTTTATGTATTGTTCGCTATATCCAAGCGTTTCGGCTATTTCGCTTATTCTCAAACCAGTTATATCTCTAAGGTAAACCACCTTAAAATCTATTCCATCAAATTTATAAACTTCTTCCAATATGGCTTTTTCCAATTGTTCTAAACGATGCAGCTTTGACGCTATATCATTTATTCTGTCTCTTCCGTCATTAATATGTTTTACTATCCTGTCCAAACTGGTTGCATTATAGGAGCCCTTTGGCATGCCATCAATATTAATTGCATTTAAATCTTTAGGCTTATCTTTGTATAATAGTTCTTCCCAGTATCTCAAATTATCTTCTGCGGCTTCTAGCATTAGCTGAAGTTGATCTCTTAGTAGATTTATTATTTCTTTATATTTTTTCATATCCCCAAACGTTGTTATCAACTTAACTCACACCTTTCTCCTAGGTAGTTTGCTTTACATTTCTCCTTTCTGTCAGCCTTCTAAAAGCTTTTCTTTATTTTTTCTGCGCTCCTCCATAATCATTTTTATTTCTTCATCAGAGATATTTTCATACCCCTCTCTACCCTTTTTTTTGAGAGCTTCTTCCAGCTTTTTGACATCATAGTCTCTGCCCTTAAAATTGTTAAATGTAGGCTTGTTGCTCTTCATACTATTTCCAATTTGCTTTAATTCAGACTTTGGTATCCCGTCAATGTATTCCTCATAGGACCTGCTTTCTCCTAAAAATGTCTTAGCATGCTTGATAAACCTTACCTCAGTGCCATCCTGTCTGCATTTCTCAGCATAATTCTGAGCAGCCTTTATCATGTCTGCAGGATCAACCTTTTGCCGCAGCCTGGCTTTCCATTTTGCAAAAGCTGCTGCCTTCTCAGTTTTTCGTGGATAGCAACTCCAAAACTCCTCAAAATCATCGGTATACTCATGCTTGCTTTTGCCAGGATCTACTTCCTGCGCTCCTCCGGATTCGTTATCCGGGTTCTCAGCCGAGGCATTTCCGCTATCGCCTGCATCGCCAGGTGCAGGCATATTATCGAATACCGAGTTTCGAGTATCGAGATACGAGTATCGAGTAACGGGAACATTTGCTTGCATTTGTTTGCATTTGATTTCATCTACATTCAAATGATTGCAAATGCTATCAACTTCTAATATTATAATTTTTCCTTCGTCGATTGATGGAAATTTGCTCTTATTAGCTCTTATATTCTGATGCTTTGCCCAAGTGTTCACTTGAAGGTATAGTTTTTCATCGACTTCATATAGGGTTATAAGCTTTTTAGATAGCTTTGCAAGCATCTGCTTAATATCTTCAAGGCTTACGTTGTCTATTCTTAATGGGTAGCACTTTGCTCTTACAATCTGAGGCCTTGCTTCCATCCTTCCGTAATCATCACAGTTTACAAGTAAGCGATAGAAAAATGCTTCTTCCTGAGAGCTTAATGCATCTATATCCTCGCTGATGCAGATGCTCTCTTTAATTATTCTATTAGGCAAATACATCACCTCCTACTTTAACTATCCGACAAGTTTAAGTTGTTTCAGTTTGTAGTTGTCCAAGAGTATATATATTGGCTTGTCCTCTGCAGTTGCCCAATTATCATGGAATGCGTCATATCAAATTCATTGTAATTTGTTGCACTGGTTCAAAATTCATCCATAATACTTCTGTCTTGCTTTGTCCTCTTTCAGTTGCCGTATTTCGCTTTTCAATACGCCATCTGTTCAAATATTTTTCATACAAAGGGTTTTCATATCCGCTTAATATTACTGGGCCTTTGTGACATTTCAACGCTTCCAGCAGCCTTATATGGTCTTTTTCTGTCATATCATAGGCATATATATAACTGTTGCGTGTATCAAGCGTATAAGGTGGGTCAGCATATATCAACACTGATTCATGATTGTATTTTTCTATTAATTCAACTGCATCCATGTTCTCAATCTGTACCGCTTTCAATCTTTCTGCTACTTCCATTACTCGATCTGGCACCTTACTCCATTGTTCTGGCATATTCGGGCATTGTCCCTGCGCTGAATGTCTCCATCCTGTCCGGTAGCCCGTCCTTGTTGCAAAAGCCTGCCAGCATCTAACAAGAAAACGCCTTGCATCTTCCAGACTATCACCTGTCTTTTCATAGCTTTGCAGATATTCATCCCTTGCCCAAGGAGTTAATTCGATTAACCTGGCCAGCTCAAGCGGTTTTTCTCTTATAACTTTGAACAAATTAACCACATTTCCATCTATATCATTTACCGTTTCAATGCCTTTCGGTTCTTTGTTAAACAGTATAGCCCCACTGCCAAAGTAAGGTTCCAAATATATTTTATGAGGCGGCATCTGTTCAATTATCCACTTTGCAAGTCTCCATTTTGCACCCGGATATTTTAATATTGGCTGCATATTTTCACCCCGTTATGTCGCAACATAATCATGTTATGCAACAACTCGTGATGTAGAATATTGCTATGCTCATGTATCCTCCTTTCTATTTCCTCGTTTGTTTTAGCTTTTCAACTATCTTATTCATGTGTTCTGTTGCCTTAGCCTGCGCAAACATTCTGTCTTGTTCTGTCTCTTCTTTATCTCCCATAATCCCTATGAACTGGCTTACTTTAAGTCCAAGGAATTCCTGTATAGTTTCGTCCGTACCTTCTTCAGCTACAAGGTAATAGCAGAGTATTGAGTCTTTGCTTTCGTCTACGCCAATTCTCTGAACTCTATCTTCCGCCTGACTGTGAATCGCAGGGCTCCAATCAAGTTCACCGAATACTACGCATGTTGCACTTTGCAATCCATCTATACCAGCTGCTGCTCTCAATGATATACAGCATATATTTGTACGGTTATTCTTGAAGGCTTCAACTGCGGCATCTTTCTGGTTACTTGTTTCCTTCCCGGTTATGAATACAGGGTGAAAGGCCTTGAGCTCTTTTTTATATTCATCCCATACAGCATGATGATAAGCAAACAGTAGAACCCTCTCTCCAGCTTCCAGGAGCATCTTAACGAACTCTGCAACATACAGAGCTTTTGCAATGCCTATGGCCTGCCTTGAATCATTGACCACTTCCCGGGTGACTCTCCCTTTTTCAAAGTAGTCTTTAATATCGTCTATGCCCTTTGCCTTCATGATTGCATCTTTAATGAGATCACTATATGTCCCAGTATCAAAGTCAACCGTCTGTACTACTCTGCGCTTTGGTGGTAACTCCTTCAATACCTGTTCTTTTGTCCTCCTGAGTAACAGACCTTCCCTTTTCAAATAATCACCCAGCAAATCAGGTTTTTTCACAATATCTGAGCCATAACCAGTGCACCATTCCCTGGTGAAACTGTCCCAATCCCCAAGACAGTGATATTCAAGGATATTCATTACATTCCAAATCTCCCCGCCCCGGTTGTATATTGGTGTACCGGAAAGTCCTATGACATTTTCGCATCTAGAAGCTACCAGAGAAGCTGCGCTGTATTTTTCTGTTCCATTGTGTCTGAGGTCCTGAATTTCATCAAATACTATTGCCTTGAAATTCATTTCTGGAAGCACTCTTTTCCATCCCCTGAGCAATAGGTAGTGAATGATATAAATGCTTGCTTCGGGCAGTTTATACGGTCTTAATCCCTTTATAATATGGACTGATGAGTCCTCCTTCTCGCTTATGGCATAATCCAAAAGTGACAACTGCTGTCCAGGTAATGTGATGAAGTTTTTTATCTCACGCTTCCAGTTCTTTACTAGATGCGGTGGTACTACTATTAATGCCGGATAGCTTTCTGTAGTCGCTAAGAATGCAAGAGCTGTTGGGGTTTTGCCTGTTCCCATTTCATCAGCAAGTAAGGTTCTGCGGTTATGAAGCAGAAATGCAAGTCCTTCTTTTTGAAACTCCAATAGCTCTCCGTTAAATTCAAGCGGCGGTGTAACCTTCTGATGCCTCTTGTTTAGCTCATTCCTCTTTAAAACGTGGTCAACCGTTTCCTGATATGCCTTCTCCCATCTCTCGGGCTCTTCTATTCTTAGCGGGTAACGCAGCATAAGCCAGTTCAGATCGCCATTAATTCTCTTATTGTTTGGGAATCTTGCAAAGCCACTACCTCTTCCGGAACACCCCGGGAACAGCCGTTTTGCCATATCTATTACACAAGGCTCACCCTCAATTATCCAAGAGTTCTGAAAGTCATCATGCTTAAGCGTTCCGTAGTAATATTCTGCTTCACCGACACTATTCAAATAAGCAGGTATCATAGTGCAATCCCCCATAGTTTATTAAGTCCGAATGAAAGGCAAGGCTTTCCATTTAACTCCCTAGGCACATCTAGATTCTTTTCAACAACTAGAATGATTCCTTTAACTTCCTTAAATCCTGCATACCTTTCAAGTTGCTTTGTTACCTGACTTTTATTAGGCTTACCTTTCTTAACTTCAATAGCAATTCCATCTCCAGTCAGAAAATCTACTCTATTTCTTGGACCTAGTTGAAATTCTCTTATGAATGAGATGCCGTCAGATGCTAATACCATGGCTATCTTATTTTGAAGGTCGAACTCTTCTACAACTGGATTGATTCTAAGTTTGCTTAATGCTTTCAGTACTGTCATTTCCATCATTTAAGACCTCTACATCTTTTTGCTTTATCTCAATACTGTTTATCTCGCAGAATCTATTTATAAGCTTTTCCGTAGGCGGAAAGCCATACTTCTCTATGTGCCATTCCTTGTATTTTTCTATTGCCTCCTTACCGCCCATGACTACGCCCCTCCTTATATCATACTAAGTTGCTCGTATCCGCTTTGAGCCTTTACCCAGGGTTCATACTCTTCAAAGCTGCACACGGTATGTTTCCTGCTGTTCACCCAACTTGCAAAGCAGTGATGTTTCTTTGTGGGATATGTGAGATTATAAGGCATTACATAAGGTCTTATTCCGATCTCGGTTAACCGCCTGAACCGGTACATATCCTCTTCAAAGGTTGTGTTATAGCCCGTCAGCATGTAGCACATATGCCGCCATTTCTTAACGAACTTAGACAGCAGCTTTATGCCGTCCATAACCTGCTGCTCAAAGCCCATCAAATCCCATGCATAGTGTAGGCTCCTGAGATGTTTTACTTCCGATAAT